TGCAACATCAAAGGATGCACTTCGTGGTTATACCCCCACAATTCTTATATTTGATGAGGCGGCGTTTATTGATGCTGACTCAGATTTTTGGTCAGCATGTATGGCTTCACTTTCTACCGGTGGTAAGGTTATTGTAATCTCTACCCCCAATGGTTATGATCCAATTTATTATGAAATTTATGATCAAGCACTCAGAAGAATGAATGATTTCAAAATATCTGAAATGTTTTGGTTTAAAGATCCAAGATATACAAGAGATTTATATATGGTTAAAACACCTGATTTATGTCACTATCTACTACACAGAGAAGATTATAAAGATAATGTTATTGTTGATTTAACTGTTGAAAACCCATATGAAAGAGACCATGAAATAACAAAAGAATATATAAAACAAGGATACAAACCTTGTTCTGCTTGGTTTGAAGCAATGGTTAAAAAACTTAAATATGATAGAAGAAAAGTGGCTCAGGAGTTGGAATGCAACTTTTTAGGTTCAGGTGATAATGTATTTGACTCAGAAATGATGATGAACATATCACAAAATATGATAGTAGAACCTAAAGCAAAACTTATGGGTAACTCTCTATGGATATTTAAAGAACCTGAAATGGGTCACAAATATGTTATGGGACTTGACGTATCAAGAGGAGATTCTGAAGATTATTCTTCCATTGAGATAATTGATTTTGATACACAGGAACAAGTATTAGAATACGTTGGTAAGGTTCCTCCTGACATTTTGGCGGAGATTGCGTATAAGTGGGGTGGTATGTACAACGCATACTGTGTAACCGATTTAACGGGAGGAATGGGGGTTGCAACGTCAAGAAAATTACAGGAGATGGGATATGCGGGTGGAATGTACGTTGATAATGTGGATGTTCAAAATAAATGGAAGTGGGATCCTAAAATTAATGATAAAATACCCGGTATTAACTTTAACTCAAAAAGGGTTCAAATTATTGCATCTTATGAAGAAGCATTAAGACACGGGTTCAAAATATATTCAAACAGATTATATCATGAAATGGGTAAATTTGTTTATATAAATGGTAGACCAGATCATCAAAAAGGACATCATGATGACTGTATCATGTCTATTTCTATGGCAATATATGTTGCGGAAAAATCATTTCAACAACTACAGAAAAACGTTAACCATACTAAAGCCATGATTGATTCTTGGGCAACCACCGTAAATGAAAATAAAAACTCTTCTGAGTTTTTTAATCCAATGATACCTCAAACCGATATTAGAAAAAATTATTATCCAAATCAAGGTCCATCAAAAGAAGATTATCAAAAGTATGGTTGGTTATTTGGCGGTAAATAACTATTTATATTATTGATATAATAAGTAAAATTGTATTATGAGTAATAAAAATTTAACAGTTTGGCAAAGATTAGGTCAAACATTTGGTCCAAATTCTTTATTGGGACAAGATTATCCAACATTTAAGTTAGATAAAAAAGAACTATTAAGAACAACAAATAAGGACGAATACGAAAAGGAAAAATTACAGGCACAACAAACATATTATTTAGCTAACCAATGGTCTAAATTAGAAAGTAATCTATATACGCAGGCGATTTATTATGAACCAACGAGGTTGTCATCTGTATATGATTATGAATCAATGGAATATACCCCTGAGATATCCGCAGCATTAGACATTTACGCTGAAGAATCCACAACAGTAAATGAGGATGGATTTATGTTAGAAATTTATTCTGAATCAAAAAGAATAAAGTCAGTACTTGCAGATTTATTCAATAACTCATTGGACATCAATACAAATCTACCAATGTGGGTTAGAAATACTTGTAAGTATGGTGATAATTTTGTTTATTTAAAGTTGGATCCGGAAAAAGGTGTTATTGGTTGTCAACAATTACCAAACATTGAGATTGAACGTCACGAAGCGGGAACAAACGACAAACAAGTTACTGATTTAGATAAAATGGAGAACAAGAAAGCGTTGACATTCCAATGGAAAAACAAATCAATGACTTTCCAATCTTGGGAAATTGCACACTTTAGATTATTGGGTGATGATAGAAAACTTCCATACGGAACCTCAATGTTAGAAAAGGCAAGAAGAATTTGGAAACAATTATTGTTATCTGAAGACGCTATGTTAATTTACAGAACATCGAGAGCACCTGAAAGAAGAATGTTTAAAGTATTTGTTGGAAACATGAATGATGCTGATGTTGAGGCATATGTAAACCGTGTTGCCGATAAATTTAAAAGAAGTCAGGTTGTAGATAATAAAACAGGTAATGTAGATATGAGGTTTAACCAAATGGCGGTTGACCAAGATTACTTCATTCCTGTTAGAGATCCGGCAACCCCTGATCCAATTACAACATTACCCGGTGCAACAAACCTATCAGAAATTGCTGATATTGAATATATTCAAAAGAAATTATTAACCGCATTAAGAGTACCAAAAGCATTCTTAGGATTTGAAGAAGTTGTGGGTGATGGTAAAAACTTATCATTACAAGACATTCGTTTTGCAAGAACCATTAACAGAATCCAAAAAAGTATGGTTCAAGAATTGAATAAGATCGCAATTGTTCACTTATTTTTGTTAGGATTTGAAGATGAATTATCAAACTTTTCATTAGGATTGGCAAATCCATCCACACAATCTGATTTGTTAAAAATTGATGTTTGGAAAGAGAAAGTTTTATTATATAAAGATTTAGTTGCCGATCCCGGAAATGGTATTGCAGCAACTTCATCAACTTGGGCAAAAAAACATATATTTGGTTTCTCTGATGAAGAAATTAGATTAGACTTACAACAACAAAGAATTGAAAAAGCTGTGGGTGAAGAATTAAAACAAACACCAACAGTAATTACCAAAACAGGTATATTTGATACTGTTGATAAGTTATATGGTAGTCAAACCGGTGGAACCGCAACAGCTGCTGCAGGTGGAGAATCATCAGTAGAATTCCCAGCACCTCCAACAGGAGGAGGAGAAGGACCACCGCCACCACCCGGAGGGGGAGAAGAATTGGGAGCACCGCCACCACCACCCGGAGGAGCACCTGAAGAAGGTGGAGTAACCCCTGAATCAAGAATGAATAAACTTAATATACTTGTTGATAGTAATATGATTGAAGGTTCTCAAATACTTGAATTTGAAACCGGACAAAATTCTTTGTTTGAAATTGATGAAGAACTAGACAAGTTATTAAATTCGTAATATTTATTAAAAAAATATATAAAATGACATTCGGGCAAATTAAATCAAACATTGAATATAGACTTATTGAGTCTTATAAAAACGAAAAAGAATTCAAAAAAATTTTAAAAGAGTTCAAAGAAACTGTTTTAACAAATAAAACTTTTGCCGAGTTGTTTTCATTATATGATGATTTGTCTAAACCACAGGGTTTGTCTGAAGAGGATGCAAATGAATTTGTTAATGAAGGAATAACGTTAATTAAAGAACTTTTATCATCCGCAAAATTACCAAAAGTTGTTAAAAATTTAACAGAAAACAAATATACTTTAATTGATAATTTAGTTTATGTGAGAAAAAACAATTTAGTTGAGAGGGTTGTTAATAAAAAGAAATTAGTAAAAACAATATCTGAAAGTAAAACAGAACTAACTGAATCAGTTAAATTACCGTTAAATTCAATGGTTAAAATTGCCAATCAAACCCTAAATACATATATACAAAATTTGGATGAGTCTTCTAAAAAAGAATTAATGAATATTTTAAAAGAAGATGTATCTACTCTTGAATCTAAATTTGTTTCTCTACAAGAAACCGCAAAGGAGAAGTTAACAGAAATCCTTGAGAAGGAATCTGACATTAAAACAAAATCAACTTTATCTGAAACTATTTCTAAAATAAAAAGTGAAAAGTTTGATCATCTAAATTATTTTAGATTAAAGACATTAGTTGAATCTATTTAGTATTTTTCTTACTATTATAAATCGCTTTGAGAATTTGATTTCTTCTTTTGATAGATTTCTTTTCAAATTCTTTCCTACTAAAAAGTTCCTGACTTTGTTTCGTTTTAATTACCTTTGACTTTAAGGTTTTTAACGCTTTATCAATAGGTTCATTATTTTTTAAATGTACTATTATCATATACTTTTATATATCTTAAATTTATAAAAAATTTTTGACAATATAAATAAATTTTAATATATTTTTAAAAAATAAACTTATTTTAATATGAAAGTTAATGAAAAAAGGTAAAAGCGTGAAAATTAATCTATCGGATAACTTCAAATCCTTATATGGAACCGTAGATTCAAAAAATCTAAAATCAATTTATATAAACATTCAGTCTTGGGTTACCCCAAAAATGGACTTGGAAAATTGGAACAGAGTGGTTTGTAATTTAAATAGGGAATTAAAACACACCGTTTATAATTCAATTAATGAATCTATTTTTGAAAAAAATTCAATTGTTGACTTAGATTTAAGAACAAGTGGAATAAATTACGGTAAAAAATCTTTTTTTAATCTTGATATAAATTTATTTTTAGAAAAAGAATTAGAATTTAAATCCCCCGAATTAAAAAATAACGTTAAAAAAATCATTAAAAACGTATATAATCAAAATATGTCTAACAATGAATATTTTGATTTTGCCATAACAAAAAAAGAAAATATGATAATAACTGATTAATGATAATATTTATCTAAAAAGAATTAATGAAAACATTAAAAATTTTAGAATCACACGAATTAGGACATGGTATCCTAATTGAGATGGATGCAGGTTATTTATCTCCAACAGACACACATAACGCAAAAATACTAAAAGAGTCACAAACATTAGACTATAGAAATCCTTTTGAGTTCTATGCCGTTTTACAGAAATATAACACACCAAACAGAAACGGAAGATTTTATCCTGAAAAAATATTAAGGAGGGAAGCGGATAAGTATAGAAAAACTATTGCAAAAGGTTTATCCACATCTGAATTAAATCACCCTGAATCATCTTTAATTGATTTGGATAGGGTTTCACACTTAATAACTGATATATGGTGGGATAATAACATATTGATGGGTAAATTGAAGTTATTAACCTCTCCCGGATTTCATGAAAGAGGTATAGTATCAACAAAAGGAGATATTGCAGCAAATTTAATGAGACAAGGTGTAACATTAGGAATTTCTTCAAGAGGTGTTGGATCACTTAAAAAAGTAGGAGAAAGAAATGAAGTTCAAGAAGATTTTGATTTAATATGTTTTGATTTAGTTTCATCCCCCTCAACACCCGGTGCTTACTTATTTTCAAACGAAGGTGATAGACACAAATATGAAGAAAATCTTGATGAGGAGAAAAAAATTATTGATACTGAAAAAAATTCTATGAGTAGTTCGCTTGATTTAATGAAAAAATTATCCGATTATTTGGGAAAATAAATAAATAAATTATGGAAGAAAAGTATTTTGTAGCAAAAATTCAGTACGATTTACCAGATGAACAATCAGGTAAAATCAAGAAAATTAAAGAAGAAAAGTTAGTAATGGGTTACTCAGTAACTGATGTGGAAGCAAAGGTTACCAAGAAGTACGAAGGATTCACCCACGATTGGAGAAT